GCTCCTTTGATTGCGCGAAATGTTGCCTTAGCAGGTCGTAAAATCATGGGGATCCACATTGCCGGAAATTCCGATGCAGGTTTTTCTACTCCCTTGTATAGAGAAGATATTGAAGCAATTTTGTCGATGTATCCATTAGAATCTCAGATTGCCTCTGAGCAGTGTCAACCCATACACATGCCGACGGGTTGTCATTTACCAGAGTCATCATCTTTTATGGTGCTCGACAAACTTGCTAAACCTCTCTATGCTGCAACCAAAACCGCAATATCCCCTTCCCCTTTGTATGGTATTCTATCCGAACCAAAAACCAAACCATGTCAACTTTGTGATACCCCCGATTTTTCCCCTATGGCTTATAGATTAGAAAAGTATGTATCTCCAAGTATCCCTGTGAATGAATGTATGATTGAAAATAGTGTGAATGCCGTGACTAACCATCTAATCAAAAATATTTTAGAAAGTAAAGATCTGATAACAACTAATGATAAGAATGTGTATAGTTTTGAGGAAGCAGTAGCCGGAATTGATGAAGAAGATTTCGTGAACTCAGTGAAGAGAAGCTCTTCTCCCGGTTATCCATTTGTTTTGGAAAAACAATGGAATAGCAAAGAGAAGATCTTTGGAAAAGGACCAGAATTTGATACAACTAATGAGAAAGCTATTCTTCTTCAGCAGCGTGTTGAAGAAATAATTAGCGATGCAAAGTTAGGAGTTCGCCAGCGTCATGTCTTTGTGGATACCTTGAAAGATGAGCGTAAGCCCATTCACAAGGCCCACAAGACACGAATGTTCTCGGCTTGTCCTCTTGATTATCTCATTGCTTGTAAAATGTATTTTGGTGGTGTTGTTTCCCTACTGCAAAAATCCAGAAATACTTGTGGAATCTCAGTTGGTACTAATGTCTATTCTTATGATTGGACAATTATTGCTAACACCCTCCTAAGTAAGTCCCCATGCATGATTGCGGGAGATTTTGAAGGATTCGACTCGTCGCAATTGCAGGCACTCCTGCGTGCGGCGGGCCGAGTTCTTTTGAATGTCTCAAAAGAATTGCTTGGTTCGACTGAAGAAGATCTGCTTGTAATGCAAGTACTTCTGGAATCCCTCCTCACAAGTGTACACCTAAATAAAGACTGTTTGTATATGTGGTTGAAAAGTCTCCCTTCTGGACATTTTTTGACAGCTTTAATTAATTCTGTTTTTGTATTAATTAGTTTTAATTGTGTGTGGCAAATTGCCTTTGGTGTGAATGCGAAAAGAGCATTTGAATT